GAAGTAACTGGTGCCGATCTAACGGATGGAATACTAACTGTCAAACTCGAAGTAGTTCTACCAAAGGAGAAGCAGCCTCGTACAATTAACATTCAATAATTAACGAGGATAAAATGACATCACTAGCCATATCTGCATATGCATGCAGGTTCTGCGACGCAGTAGCGTCTTTCTTCAAAACAACTTTCAAAAAAATAACTTTTGGAATGCAGATGACTGCAAATCAAAGAGTTGCGAGAGAGTTAGTACACTTAGGCTTTCATCAGCAAAAAGAGTTCAATCAGATTTTGCAAAGAATGAACGATAAGACAATCGAAGAACATTATGGTAAAAAATAATGTGGCCGTATACTGAAGAAGAAAACGACTACTTATCCAAATAGAGAAAGGCGGGCCGGTTCCCGCCTTTTTTATTATAAATAATAAATTAAAGGAGGTATAACATGGATATACGACAGTTAAGAAAAGAACTTGAAGTGGATGAAGGAGTTAAGTATGAAATATATAAAGATCACCTTGGTTACCCTACCTTCGGTATTGGTCATTTGGTTATTGATTCTGATCCAGAATATGGACAAGAAGTTGGAACTCCTGTCTCAGAAGATAGAGTCATCGAGGCCTTCGATAACGACGTACAAGTCGTGCTCGCAGATTGCCAGCGACTATATAACGACTTTAATGTCCTGCCAGAAGAAGTCCAATTAATTATCGCAAACATGATGTTTAATATGGGTCGACCTAGACTTTCTAAATTCAAAGGTATGAAGGCAGGCGTTGATGCACAGGATTGGAACAAGGCTGCAGATGAAATGATAGATTCAAACTGGTATAAACAAGTACCAAACAGAGCTGGAAGACTTGTTAAAAGAATGAGAGCATTGGCATGACCGATTTAGATTTTGATTTTGGTTTTACTGCTGTAACTGAAGACGAGTTAGAAGCAGTACAAAAAACTAAAGTATCAGCAGAAGGCGCACAAGAAAAGCTTGAAAAGCTTTATAACGCCATCACACCACTATTAACTAACTTAAAGAAGAACCCAGAAAAAGAATACATTCTTTGGCCAAATAGGTTAAAGAAGGTAGAAGAGTTTGAGGATTATATTCAAAAAATTTATTTAAATTAATCCTTTACTTTTACGTAAAAGTATGGTATAATAAATTATAATGAAAAATTTTAAAACATTTTTATCGGAAGCAGAAGGAAAAGGATTAACAATCTTTGACATCGATGAAACTATGTTTATAACAAAAGCAAAGGTAAAGGTAGTTAAGAATGGTAAAGTCATTAAAAAACTGGATAACCAAGAATTTAACACGTATAAGAAAAAACGTGGAGAAGAGTTTGACTTCGGGGAATTCAAAGACGCCAAAGTATTTAACAGGACGTCGACGCCAATTGCAAGAATGATTAATAAAGTCAAAGCGATTTTAAAAAATGCAACAAGAAAAGGTTCTAGAGTTATTATAGTAACTGCAAGACCTAACTTCGATAATAAAAAAATATTTCTAGATACATTTAGAAAACAAGGGATCGACATAGATAAGATCTATGTTGAAAGAGCTGGTAACCTTGGCGGTGGACCAGCAGCTGATAATAAGAAAGTAATCTTTAAAAAGTACTTGGATCAAAAGATATATAAACGTATAAGGCTTTTTGATGATGCAATGTCAAATTTAAAGATGTTCTTATCATTACAGAAAGACTATCCGGATGTCTCATTCGAGGCGTTCTTAGCAAAGGAAAATGGCTCTGTTTCAAGAGTAAAGTAACAGGAGAAACTATGAAACTTTTAAAGCACATGGCAGTGCTTACACTGTCTTTTTTATTCTGCTTTTCAGCTTTTGCAGACAAACTAAAAGTTGGATTTATATATGTAGGACCAGTTGGTGATCACGGTTGGACCTATATGCATAACGAAGGTCGCTTAGCGGTTAAAGAAGCGTTTGGCGATAAAGTCGAAACCACTTTCGTTGAAAGTGTTAAGTACGGTCCTGAAGCCGAGACCGTAATAAGAGCAATGGCTAACAGTGGAATGGATATTATCTTTGCAACATCATTTGGTTATATGGAGCCGATGCTAAAGGTTGCTAAAGAGTTTCCAAACGTAAAGTTCGAACACGCCACTGGTTATAAGACTAACGATAATATGTCAGTATATTCATCTAAATTCTATCAAGGTAGATATATTCAAGGTATTATTGCTGGTCATATGAGTAAGAACGGTAAAGCAGGTTACATCGCTTCCTTTCCGATACCAGAAGTCGTAAGAGGAATTAACGCATTCTACTTAGGCGCTACTAGCGTAAATCCAGATTTTGATATCGATGTAGTATGGGTTAATACTTGGTATGATCCAGTTAAAGAGGCTGATGCCGCTAAGGTTCTAATTAGTGAAGGTGCTGATATTATTACACAGCATACTGATAGTCCAGCTGCATTACAAGTCGCAGAGAAAGCTGGTGTTTACGCCTTTGGCCAAGCGAGTGATATGATACAGTTTGCTCCTAAAGCTCAACTTACTGCAATCATCGATGATTGGTCACCATACTATGTGGCAAGAGTCAAGGCAGTTTTAGATGGCACTTGGAAAAAGTCAGACACTTGGGGTGATATGAAAAGTGGAATGGTGAAGATGGCACCATATACTAACATGCCACCACATGTTGCAGCGTTAGCAGCTCAAGCTGAAGCAAACATACTCAATGGTACATTAGATCCTTTTAATGGAAAATATACCACTGGAGAATTGCTTGGTATGAATAAATATGTTAAAGGGATAGATGCATCATTACCTAAATGATTACTTTAACAGATAACGCAAGAAATTATTTAACAGCCACAACCGAAAAGCACGGTAAGAAATACGCTTACCTCGGTGTTCTAGGAGGTGGCTGTTCTGGTTTTCAATACGAGTGGGACATGACTAATGACTTAGAAAAAGGTACACTCGTAGAAAACATTTTAGTCTTAGATAAAACTGCAGAACTATTTGTCATAGGCTGCACAGTGGATTACGTACAAGAGTTCGGCGGCTCTTACTTAAAAGTTATAAATCCAAATGCAACAGCGCAATGCGGTTGCGGAGAATCATTCGCCGTCTAATTAACATGTTAACAACAAAATGGTGTACATTTTCTTATTTTTAGTGTATAATAATAACTATAATAAGAGGAGAACCTATGTCTAAATTACAACAACACTACACTAATTTTCAATCACTACAAACTATTCAACAAAAAATTCTTTATTTACAAAACAACCAAAAAGAATTATCACAATACAACATCAACATTCCAAATCTAATATCACATTGGAATAAATTAGAATTAAAATTCGGTCCTATATGGATTACAAACTAAAAAAACACAATGGCATTTTATACTAACTTATATCGGTTTAAAAATAATATCTTCTATCGCGGTTACTCAGACAACGGCGATAGAGTTATTAAGAAAGATCATTATAAACCTAAATTTTACGTTACCTCTAATAAACATACTGGAATTAAAAGTCTAGATGGTCAACACGTTGGTGCCATACATTTCGAAAGTATGTATGAAGCTGGTCAGTGGTTTAGAGATAACGTTAACGTTTCCGGTAGAAACATATATGGTAATAAAAGATTTATTACACAATACGCTATGGATAAGTTTCCAAACGATATGCGATTCGATCGCGATATGATTAACGTTGGTACGTTCGATATAGAAACAGATTATGATAATGGCTTTCCACATCCAAACGAAGCTGCTCACCAAATATTATCAATATCGTATAAGTCAAGTAAATCAAAAGTATATCACGTTTGGGGTTACGGTAACTTCGATACAGAAAAAGCTTTGATACAACCAGTCAAGTATTATAAGTGTAAAGATGAAGAAGAACTTCTTACAAGCTTTATAGAATTCTGGTCTCATCCTGATAATACACCTGATGTTATTACAGGTTGGAATACTAGATTTTTTGATATACCATATATTATTAATCGTACATCATCTGTGCTTGGTATCGGTGTATTAAGTAAGTTTTCTCCTTATGGTTTAAAAATACCAGAGCCAAGACTCATACCAACGCGCGGTAGAGAAAATCAAGTGTATGAAATACCCGGCATACAAACTTTAGATTATATGGAATTGTTTCAAAAGTTTGGTTATACCTATGGTCCACAAGAATCATACGCATTAAATCATATTGCTTACGTTGTACTTGGCGAAAAGAAACTTTCATATGAAGAATCAGGTTCACTTAAAAACTTATATAAAGATGATTATCAAAAATATATTGACTATAATATGAAAGATGTACAACTCGTTGATAGGTTAGAAGAAAAGCTTGGTTTAATTACGTTGGCCATAACTATGGCATATAAAGGTGGCGTAAACTATCAAGACACATTTGGCGTGACTGCTATATGGGAATCGATTATTTGTAGAAGATTAAATCAAAATAAAATTATAACACCGTTAACACAAGAAGAAGATGACTATCAAATACGTGGTGCCAAAGATAATTCAGTCACACATACTGAAAATAATGGTAGCCGAGAGTTTGCAAAGAAATCTAATATTGCCGGTGGCTATGTAAAAGATCCAATAGCTGGTAGATATAACTGGGTAGTTTCTTTTGATTTAAACTCACTATATCCAAATATTATTGTACAAAATAATATGTCACCAGAAACAAGAATGCGTAACATAGATGATCCAAATAATTTTGTAAGAGCTACTAACGAAACGTTTTATCGTAAAGACTTTCAAGGTGTGTTACCACAAATCATTGAAGAATATTATGATGAACGTGTTTCCATAAAAAAGATGATGTTAGAAGCAAAGTCACAAATGCAGAAAGGTTATACCTTTGAATTAGATAAAGAAATAAGCAACCTTGAA